TTATTTAGGGAGTTTTTCTATTTTCTGAAAATAGTCTTTTATTAATTCTTCGGGGATTTCTCTATATTTTTTCCCTGCTGCATTTTCAGGCTTGTTCCATGTTTTATACCAAGGTGAATCTTTTTCATGAGTCAATTCTGACATACGGGATGATTCAACATTTAAATATTCTTCCCAAATTTCTTTAACAACATCAAATGCTTGCTTGTCATCTTCTCTGCTTCTTGGGTCAAGAAATTCTTTTTTAATTTCTAAATTGTCATCAATATATGAAAGCTGAAAATGAGGCTCAATTTTTTTTGAGCCGAACCGTGTAGTTTGTTGATATATATCCAGACAAACAGGACCATAAGGCATTGCTTGGAAAGGCACGTTAATTAAACCGTTATCAGCACCTTTATTATAGGACCACCCGTGAGCGAAATATACAAGCCTTTGTAATTTCATCTGGCCAATGTAATAATCTTTTCCATAACCTCTTGCGAATTTAAGAAAAGAATTTGCTATAACTGCTGGGTCGTATGTTTTAAACATTATATAAAAGATTTAAAAACCCATTCCATAATCATTAAAACACAGGTTCATTCTAGCCTGATTATTAACATCTATTTGTGTTATAAAATCCCTATACTTGCGCTGCTGGATAAACTTATCAGGAACATAAATATAATCCCATTGTTGACAGATTGATTCTATATCACTTGTCTGTTTACATCCCACCAGAATTGCGAGAAACATAATCCCAAAACTCATCATCATCCATTTGCCTAAGCTTTTCTTCATGCTGTTTTTTCTTTTTTAGTAACTTTAAACCTTTCTCACGGCGTTTGTGAAGTACATCTTTTGCACCGTTTTTGTATGCATATTTATATAAAAAAAAGGCGGCAACACCTAACACCGCACTGCCTGTAAAAAAGCCAATTAAAAACTCATTCATTTCTTTTTGTCCTCGTCAACAAATACGTCAATAACACCAACTATCGCAACACCTGCTGCAACAATAGCCGCTATTTGGTCAGGTGACAAAGCAACACCAAAACCAGTTGCAACGCTTACAATACCCTTCCAAGTTGAAGGTTGTTTTAAATATTTAAATATTGTTTCCATAGACACCTCTTTTTTAAAATCTTAACACAAACTCTTAAATACATCAATTGCCTTTTCTAAGCATTTGAGCAATTACATTTGCTCTGTTACCAACTTGCTTAGCCCACCTCGAATCTAAAGCCTCATCAGCAGCCAATTCCCAGTCACCATTTGCAATAGCTTTGCGCATATTAACAAAACCAGAAAGTTTATTCCTGCCTAGATTAAAAGCCATATCCGCTAAAGCTAGTTGTCTATTTTCCGAAAAGTCATAGTAATTAACAAATATAGCCTCGCAATCTTCAATAGCTTCTTGCATGGTGATAAATAAAAGCTGTTTAATAATGCCATCAGGAAGCCCTCTATCAGATAGGTTATAGCCAACCCCTATTGTGGTCTTACCAACAGTGTCAACATAAGGAAACTTCTCATAACCTTCATGCTTAATCAGTAATTCTTCGAGTTTATCTATTGAAAATTTAAGACTTCCCATCATAACGTTCAAACCTTTTTATTAAACCTCTTCAACTTATAAGATTTAAGAACCTCTTTTCTAAGCTCATCAACATCTTCACTGGTTAAGTAATGTCCGCTTTGTGCAAGAATGTTGCCACGAAAGAACCTTGATTGAACCTTCTTTAACTGATTTTTTTCTGATTGAGTTAACTGCATCACTCACCCATTAAGAATTTAAGTATATTAGGATTGTTAATTAAATAGACCACAACCCCGATTGCAATAACTAAACTACTTTGTTTTAGTATGCTACCCGATAGCTTTGCAGATATTGTTTCTAAAGTCTTATTGATACTATTTATCTTATCGTCTATCTGTTCATTGCTATATGATTCAGCCTGTTTAAGCTTCACATCAACCATGTCATGCTCAATACGGTCTATCTTAGGCTTAAGCTCATCCGTCTGCTCTTTTGACAAATGTGCTATATTCTGTGCTTGGTGCAGCCCATTATTAACAAGGTTTTCCATTTGCCTGTAATTATTATTAAGCAAGTCTTTCAAATCAGTAAACCCCGTATCAATCTTCTTATCAAGATTGACTAATTCAGCCTCTAACTTGGCTATTCTTTCAGCGTTGTGCTTTTCCTCAGCCATTCCAGCCCATTAAAGTTTTAACCGCATTAACTTGAGCCTCTTCTAAATACATATCAAGAATATCGCTGTTATTCTCGATAATCGGCAAACGGTGGTTTTTCACTTCACCACCTGCAAAAGCATCATTCTCATCTGCCTTTGTTTTGTATTTGAGTTTTAAAACTACTTTACCTCTTTCAGGATTGACTTCATAGCCTTTAAGCTCGTCAATTTCTACTCTTTCGCCTATAGAAACACCATATATTTTATTGTAATCCTTAACCATTTTTATCTCCTTAATTTACTTTATAAGTTACTGAAAATTGTACTCTAGAACTATCAGTCATCTCACTATCGGTAAGACGATAAGCCGAACTAGCGCCCCCTCTTTGAATCCTAATCTCTCCTGAGCCTTGAGCTGAAGCTTGCATATAAATCGCTTCACCTGCTGTTATAGATAAACTTGAATAGCTTACCACAACGCCGCCACCTTCATTACCAGCAAGAACTTTTGAAAGACTGTCAAACCAAACTTCAAGACTATCAAGCTGTGCAAGAGAGGAATGTTACTCTTAGGAAGAATAAGCAGCCAAATGTTGTGCAAATAGAAAAAGGTTTGATTGAGGCGTGTATAAGTCATCTTGTGGATTACAGAGAATCAATTTCTATGTGCTTAAGTGCTTTTGGTGCGTCTAAAGAAGAAGATGATAGATTCAAAGAGTTGGATAAAACAATTAATAATTTAAAACAATTCACTAGGGCAGGAGTAAAAAATGACTAATCCAAAACAAATAGCGATAGACAAGTTAGTTCCAGTTCTGGCGAAAAGAGTTTTAGAATTTAGAAATGAGGAATCCGATGATTTGGACGACTTTATAAAAAATCAATATTCATATTTACATGGTGAAATTGAAGCAATTATAGGTGCTTTAAATATCAGGTTTGTGAGTAACGATAGTGAGCCCACAATGGGAGATATGGTGCTCTACGAATACGAGGGAGATGGCATTGAGGTTGATACTATTTTAAGAGGCGAGGAATACTGCCCCGCTGATGTAAAAAGCCCTAGTGAGTATCGAGGTATCATCCTAAGAAACGGCAGACCAGTTATTAACGTAAAGGATATTAAAGATGATTAATCCAAAAGAAATAGTGATTGAGAAGCTAGGCAAACAATTATATTTAGCATCTATATTAACGGGCGATACTTTAAGAATAGATTCAGCGATGTATCTCGCTAGAGCAGCTATTAAAACGCTAGGAATTGAGTTTATTGATGATGAAACGGAATATGTAGAAGGCGATATATTCGCGGATAAAGATAATGACATAGGAACATTTGATTATCCTATGGGAGCTAGCAATCCTCATTTAATGTCTATAAATGAATTTCGCTGCTTTGATGTAGCTAGTCACAAAATGATTTATAGAAACGACAGACCAGTTATTAACGTAAAGGATATTAAGGAGTAGATATGATAGTATTAGAAATACTAGCAGGAATAGTTTTATTAATTATATTGGCAGGGCTTTTAGCAATAACCTATGTAGATATAAGCAAAGTGCTATTCTGGTGGCTGTTAATAATAATGAGTACGGGATTGTTAGTCACTTCGATTGCAGCAGTAGCCCAGCCCTATATTATTAAACCAATCGTGGGTAAGCATTATCAGGAGCGCAACTTCAGAGGCAAGGACTGGAACGAAAATTACCTAGACAGCATAGGCTTAGGCTACAGGCATGAATCAGGAATAGGCGGACACGCTATATATGTTAATGAGAATAGTGTTAATAATCAAAGCTGGTTTATTCATGCCGAGTATATGTATTCAATAACAGATGATTTTGCTATAGGTGCAATATCAGGCATTAGGAATGGCTACGCTAAGAAGGCAAAGAACCGCACTGAAAGCGATTTTATTTATTCAGGTGCAATACAAGGTGAATATTGTTTTTCGCAGTACTGTGGCGTTTTACAAGTGTCTGACAGGGTTGCAGTTATTAATTTAAAATATGAGTTCAATGAATAACATCATAACAGCCATACTCGCTATATTACTGCTTAGCCTGCTAACTATTATAATCATGCAAGCTCAGCATATTAAGCAGATAAAGGCAGAGAGGTTTCTGCTTGAGGAAAAATGTAATAAGGTAATATATGAGCTGGCTCGCGATAGTTCTATTAATGGCTATTTACATTAGCTTGCCTATCTGGATATTGTTAATTAGCTTTGGACTGTATAACTTTATGAGTAACTATAAAAACCTAGACCAGGCACTTGTCAGAGTAATGTTTATAGACATATGCAGTAATTGTGTTGTATTCCCTGATAAGCAGGATACTGATATATTCAGAAAACAAATCTATGATGTCTATCTGGATTATGACTTTGACGATAAAACCATAAAAAGAGCAACCAACATCTGGAAAAAAAGAAGGCTTGATATACGGGGCTTAAAAGCGGCTGAAGCACTTTTGTTTCTATATCACTTTATACTATTAGCAGAAATGGATATAATACAAGATGGATATTTAAATAAATATTTTGAGGATTTATCACAGCATATTCCAGATAAGTATTTTCCAACTAACGAAAAGCAAACTGATTCGGTTGCATGGTTAAAGTGCAAAGGTGAGGCAAGAAAGATGTTAAACAAACTAAGAAAAGTGCATGAAGCCTTTTTATAACTACCATTACAAAATAGCAAAGTTAGTTACAACAGGCGATATATATCCAGAGATTGCCTGTATGTTGCTAAGATGCAATAACCACCAGTTAGAATGCCTGATTGAGTTACAACAACATTACGCTCCTGATATTTATGTTATAAGAGAGAGGGGTATTAACAAAACTCGGCAACAATGGGGTTATTTAAAAGGGCAATACAATCGACCGCAATTATCCTGATGTTATCATCATGTGCCTTCACTAGGCTTGTATATTGCGACCACTGCCTTAAACCTTTACCTTACGAAATAGAAGTTAAAAAATCTTGCTATAGCTATAACAGGCAGACTATTTGCGATTATTATACCGTTAGGATTTAAAGCTTGTTATTTAGGGAGTTTTTCTATTTTCTGAAAATAGTCTTTTATTAATTCTTCGGGGATTTCTCTATATTTTTTCCCTGCTGCATTTTCAG